AGCATACTAGGAAAAGGCACCCATGTAAATTTACATCAGAGTGAGCCTCCTCAAGGTGTAAATCCAGAATATGCAGGATTAGAAAACAAATTTTTACTCACAATGCGTAATTGCAGAAGTCACAGGCTTTTAATATCCTATTATATTGAACAAAAAGGTGACCGATTAAATGATGTGACTTATTCACGTAATTATTCTATGTCGCCAGACTTTTTATCAAAAATAACTGACAATCCAGAAACTAAAGAAGAATTTCCTTATCACATGCATTTAATGGCTACTGCCATGCATGATTTATTATTAAAGGAAAAACTAACTGAAAAGGAAATAAGTGGAATAACAAATACTATATACAGCAGACCACATGTTATAGATCTTAAAGATTTAAACGACAGAGGTGTTCCTGGACCTTGGTTATATGATACAGGCAGTATTGCATTAATACCTGGCGGTGAACCTTATGGATATGGATATGTAGATGAAAAGCAAATGTTTCCTATGTACTTTAAAAAACCTTTTATAACTGTAGGGTGTAAAGGGTTATATGAAGAATTACACAAATTAGAGTTTAAAACATTTGGTAAATATTGGGATATAGATTTTAATAATCATGACACACTAAAATTAAGGGTACAAGGATTTTTTAATACTATAAGTAACATAAGAAAATTATCCAATACAGAGTTTAATAATTTAATGTATACTTTAAAAAATGATGTAGAACACAATTATAAAAGGATTACCACAGGAAATTTTAGATATATGAGTAATAATAACTTTTTTGAGGAGGTAGTAAATGCCTGCAATTAGAGGAGCAAGACCTATTAAAAACAAAGAGATATCGGATTTTCATTTTCATATAGAAAAAAACGATATACATATTCCAACGTTAGAAGAATATGCTAATGTATGGAGAGAATGGATTAATTATAGCAACTCAAAAAGTTTATTAGGATTGCAAAGTTTTAGTTTTGCTGATTATACCCAAGGTACTAGTCAAACATTTGATAATTTTATTTTAAGGCACAGTAAAGATAGAGAAATACTTGTTTTAGCAGGTGACTTTCAGTATCATGCCTGTTTAGGAAAACATGTTGAATTCACTACAATACCTTATCCTCATCATTTAGAAGGAACTTTAAGAGGGCCTGATTTACATGCATTAATAATAAGTGCACCTTTTAGCGATTATGGTACTATGCACCCAGATTTTGAACATATAATGAAGGCTTGTGAAGTACATAATATTCCTGTATGTTTAGATTTAGCATATTGGGGCATATCAAAACATGTACATATAGATTTAGATGAGTTTCCTGCCATAAAAGAAGTAACATGCAGTTTAAGTAAGCCTTTTCATACACTAGAGAATCACAGAGTTGGAATTAGATTTACTAGAGACTATGTGGATGATGGTGTTAGTATGTTAAACGAAGTAAAAATGCAGAATAATTACAGTATGGCATTAGGTGTTGAATATATGAAAAATTTTTCTCCTGATTATAATTGGACTAAATTTGGTAGTAAATATGAAGATATTTGTGCAGAGCAAGATTTAGTATATACTGATACAATTATTTTTGGATTAGGAGATGATTTAAGGCACTCAGAGTTTAATAGAGGAGTACACGGAAATTACAGGGTATGCGTATCAGAATGGTTAGCAAATGATTAAAATAGACACATTATTATTAATAGATTTATTTAATGCAGACAGTTTGGACAAAGAAAAATTTAATCAAGAACAGCATAAATTAGAATATACCAAAATGGTAAGTTATTTAGAAGGGCTTTGTATAGAAACTGGAATCACTGACGTAGTATATTGTGCATATGGTTCAGAACACGAATTGTTTTCTAATGGCACTGATCTCGTTTTTAAGGACCATGCAAAATTTCCTAGAGAACGATACTCCAGACACTCCTGCTATGATATACAAGATAAAGTTGATTTATTTAGAAATAAAAGTATATTAGTTGCAGGAACATCTTTCTATACATGCGTAAGATCAAGACCATTAGGAATAAAATTTTTAAAAGATTCTAATATTGTTAAAAGTATTTGGTCGGCTCCTGAAATTGTAGGATTTTACGGCGAACCAAACGAGAGTACAGACCAGGCATTTGACAGACTAGACAAACCATTAGAGTTGATAACAGCAAAAGAAGAGCACTTTAGACAGGACGTTAATTATCCTTGGCGTAAGGTAGAACTAACTGATAATCATAGTGTATATAAGTGCGATATTATAAATAGTAGGAATATTATTAACACACAGGAGACATAATGATAGTTAATTCACACAACGATTGGGATCCTTTGGAAGAGATCATCGTTGGACATGCCCACCACAGCAGAATTGCAACTGACATATCCGCAAGAAGTTTCAGTTACGCAAATTTTCCAAAAGAAGACGTAGAAAAATTAGAAGGTACTTACCCGCAATGGGTAATTGACGAAGCAAATGAAGATGCAGACGGACTTGCAAAAGCATTAGAAGATTTAGGCGTAACAGTACGCAGACCTAAAATTATTGATTGGGACAATGTAAATTACGATATTGGCCAAGGATGGAATACAAAAGGTTGGTACAGTTGGTGCCCACGTGATTTAATACTACCATTAGGTGACATGTTAATTGAAACACCTACTCCTGTTAGAGCAAGATATTTCGAAACAAAATTATACGAAGACATTATGTACGAAGCATTTGAGGATGGTGCATTATGGTTACAAGCACCAAAGCCAAATTTACATGATGACATGTATACATTTGAAGATATTGAAGACAAGCCAACATTATTAAACCATGAGATATGCTTTGATGCACCAAACATAGTGAGAGTTGGTAAAGATTTATTATACCAAGTATCTAATTCAGGAAATATGAAAGGGTACCAGTGGTTAAAAAGATTAGTAGAACCTATGGGTTACAAAATGCATTACAGTGAACTATATAGTTTTGCACATTTTGATAGCACTATTGTTCCACTCAGACCAGGATTAGTATTAATGAACAGTAGCAGGGTAACACCTGATAATTGTCCTGAGATGTTTAAAAAGTGGGATAAAATTTGGTTCGACGATTGTGTAGTGCAAGGAAGTAAGTTAGCAGAAGAAGGTTATATGCCTCCATGCTCTCCATATATTGGTATGAATTTATTAAGTGTAGATGAGAATACAGTAGTATTAGACTCTGCACAAGAGCCTCTAATGAGAGAACTAGACAAGTATGGGATCAATAGTGTACCCGTACAGTTCAGGCACTCTATGACGCTCTCAGGCGGCATTCACTGTGCTACTTTAGACCTTAGACGTAAAGGGACATTAGAAAGTTATTGTGATTAAATACGGGCATATAGATAATTGTGGAATAACAAATGAACAAATGAGTCAATTAAACTTTGACGATTATTTTCAATGTTATCAACAATACGATAAAATAGAACAATACTATACTGAAAATAATAGCAGTATATGGCAAATGTTTGAAACATCTCCTCAATGGGTCCATGACTTAGCAAAAAAGATACCACAAGACTTTGATCATCATGTTGTAAGTGTAATTAATATTCCACCTGGACAAACAATTCCACATCATGTTGATAAACATTTTAAACTAAAACAAGAACATGGCGAGGGCGAAAGTTATCGTTACTTGATATTTTTAGAAGATTGGAAACGTGGACACTATTATGAAGTACACGATCAACCTTTTGTAAAATGGAGAAGAGGAGATTGGGTAAAATTTGGAGTTGATGATTGGCATTTGGCAGGAAACATGGGAGATGAACCTTTTTATTCCGCTCAGATAACGGTTTTGAAAAATGCATAAAGGACATGTTGATATAAGTAATATAACAGAAGAAATGTTATACAGACTTAAATTTACAGACCATACAAACACAGTTTATAGTGGTGGCTTTTGGCATAAAAAAGGTGTAGCAGTACCAGATTACCCACATGAAGCACCTTGGGTATGGCAAGTTTTTGAAGATGATTGCCCAAGTTGGGTTCATGGTGTATATGATCATTTTAGTGATTGGTTACATTATGGTATAGTTACTGTTAATAAATTAATGCCAGGCAGATTTATTGCACCACATGTTGATACGTTATATAAAATGCGTAAAAAAGCAGAACGAGAAGATATGGATACGGAAGGAATGGTACCTGTAAGAGTAAATTTATTCTTACAAGACAGATTAATGGGCCATTATATAGAAATAGAGAATGAAAGTTGGTTAGATTATAAGAAAGGTGACTTTACTATAATACGACCAAACTTAGTTCATTCAGTCGCTAACTTAGGTTACGAACCTAGATTTACAATGCAACTCACAGGGTATGCAAAAGAAGAGGATATAATATGAGAATTTTTATTACAGGCGCAGACGGTTTTATAGGTCAGCACATGGTGGCTAGATTAAAAGATAAACATGAGCTAGGATTTTTAACAGAAGATTTAAGAGACCATTCCAAAGTTGCTATGCAAATATCAACATTTGATCCTGAAATTATTGTGCATTTAGCGGCAAGGACGGAAGTAGAACAGAGCTTCTATGAGCAGATAGCATTTAGTGACATTAACTATACTGGCACAGTCAATCTGATAGAAGTTGCAAAAGAACTGCCTAATTTAAAAAACTTTGTATTTGCAAGTACAATGGAAGTGTACGGCTGGCAACCTATTAGTGATATTATACGAGATGGTAAAGAAGAAGGTATCATTGCATTTAATGAAGCAACACCTCCTAATCCTAATGCCCCCTACGCCGTTGCAAAATATGGCTGTGAAAAGTATTTAGAATATGCACACAGAAGTTATGGGTTACCATTTACTGCAATACGACAAACAAATGCATACGGTAGAAAGGATAATGATTTCTTTGTAACTGAACAAATTATTACACAAATGCTCAAAGATCCAAAGGAAATCAATTTGGGTTATGGTGAGCCATACAGAAACTTCATTTATATAGATGATCTACTAGATGTTTGGGAATTAGTTATAAATAATCCTGACAAGTGTGCAGGAGAAATATTTTGTATAGGACCTGATAATGCAATTAAAATTAAAGATTATGTAAAAATAATTGCAGATAAACTAGGTTGGGAAGGACATGTAAATTGGAATACCAAACCTAAAAGACCAGGAGAAATATATTTGTTGAATAGCACTAACCACAAGATCACTACAAGATTAGGATGGGTTCCTAAGGTAGGTATAAGTGAAGGGTTAGATAGAACCATTGCTGTTTGGAAAAATATTATAGCAAACGATTTGCCTCACAACCAAAGGAAAAATTTTAGCAGAGGAAAATAATGTTGCAACTGGGCCTTATCCAGCCTAACTTTCAGACTGGACCAAAACATTTAAATAGTTTTTATCTCCCTTATACTGTAGGACTATTGTGGTCCTATGTCAAGCAAGACCCTTTTGTAAATGAAAATTATGAACTATACGACATGCTCTTTAGGAGAGATAATGTTCATGAAGCAGTAGAACATTACAAAAAGTGCGATGTTATAATTATAAGTTTTTATATATGGAGTAGTCAGTACTGTTACAGATTTTGTGATCTATTAAAACAGGCAAACCCAGATGTTAAAATACTTGCAGGTGGACCTGACTTAGACTGGAAAGACAAGGAGTTTTTTGATAAACATCCTTATATAGATTATTTAGTTGTAAGCGAAGGAGAGATTGCTTGTACAAAAATTCTACAATCCATAGCCAAAAAAGAAGAGATTAAAAAACTTTGGGCAGAGCCTAGAATGAAAGATTTAGATATTCCTAGTCCATATACAGAAGGATTATTTGATGATTTAATGGCTAAACACACAGATATAGAATGGATACCCACATTAGAAACAGATAGAGGGTGCCCTTATGCATGTACGTTTTGTGATTGGGGTAGTTTAACTGCATCTAAAATGTTTAAAGTATATTTTGACAGGATAGAAAGCGAACTGAAATGGTTTGCAGATAAAAAATTACCTTTTATGGCAATGACAAATAGTAACTTTGGTATCTTTAAAGACAGAGATATGCAAATTGCAGAAATTATCGCTGAGAATAAAAGGACTACAGGTTACCCAAGTGGTATTAGTGTAAGTTATGCTAAAAATAGTAATAAAACTATTGTAGATATACTTAAAATATTTGATAGTGTTAAAATTCAAACAGGATTTGTACTAAGTTTACAAACTGGAGATGATGATGTACTGGAAATTATTAAACGTAAAAATTTAAAAATAAATGTTTTAAGTGATATTGTGGATCTTGCTAACGAAAATAACATTCCTCTTTTAACAGAACTAATAGTTGGTTTGCCTGGTGAGACCAAAGAGACCTGGTTAGCAGGCCTAGAAAAAATATTACAGTCAGGCATTACACAATTAGAAGTCTTTAAATTAGCATTACTAGTAAATGCTCCTATGATGGAAACACAGGCAGATGATTACGAATATAAAACATTTAGTTCATATGATTACTTTTATGACACAAATGAACAAAATATTTTAAGTGAGATAGAGCAAGGTATTGGAGAAAACATACAATTAGTTTTAAGCAACAATACAATGACACTATCTGACATGAGATATGTTCTTAAGTTTACTTGGTTTTTAATTGGCATGTACTCAGGTGGTGTAAGCAGATTTATTGCAGATTATTTGCATAAAAATAATGGTGTGGAATATATGAAACTCCATACAGATATGTTTGAGTATTTTATGCAACCACAATTTCCATTCAAAGAAGTATTAGATCAAATGGATGAATGTTTGGACGAATGGGTTGAGCAAGGTTATGTTACTAAAAAGTTAGGCGGATTTAGTTTTATAGGCTGGAATTTTATATCATGCTTTACGCCTATTTTACATTCACGCAATATTGTGAATGAAACTATATCAGATGTTAGGAAATATGTTGAAGACAAGTATGAGATATCAACAGACGTTTTGGACGAGTACGAACTTTTTACTAGCAACTTTATTAAACAATACGGCGAGTATCTCACAGAGCCTAAAGTTATTGAATCCAAAACAGATCTATTACCACACTCCACTTATCAATTTACTGATAGGTACGATCAATTTCCAGAGACTAAAGAAGAGCATATTGAGTTAGTTGTCTTTGGTAGAAGAAAATCCTGGTATTTAAATAAAATATTATCCTTGACAAATAAATAACTTTTTGTTACACTAGTTTTTTTATTAAGGATTATTATGGAAATTTATCTACTATCTTTAGGTTTTATAGCCGCAAATTCGTATTTCATGTTCAAAGCAGGCGAAAAAGCAGGAAAATTCACCGGAATGATAAGTATTGTTCAGTTCTTTAAGCAAAAAAACGTTCTTAAAGATAAAAATGATATACAAGGGTTTAAAAGTTGGCCTTTAGCAATACAGATGTTATATGCTAATCCAGACCCGGAAATATTTGAAGACTGAGACAACACACATGCCAAGAAAAAAGAAAGAAAGAAGTATATACGTTACAAAAGAGCCTGAATGGAATAAATTTAGAGCTCTTACTGATACAGAAGAACAAGCAAAAGCATTTCATAGTTGTGAGTACTTTGTTAGGACTGAGATACCTAAAAAGAAACTTTGTGCTTCTGTTAGAAATTGGGTTAAGGAAACATCGGGCTGGACTAAGGAAGAGCAAAAAATTGTTCTAGCAAATCCAGACTGGGCCTTCGCCGCAACAGGAATTTCTACATACGTTGAATATAAATTAGGATATATGCCTGAAAGCATTTCAAAACATCTTTGGAAAAGAAAAGAAGAATGGATTACACGTGGCAAAGAAGTTTTATCTGAAAAGAAAGAAAAATTAGAAGCAAGTCCTAAAAAAGTTATTAGTATTCAGGAAAGAATGAAAATGCAAGTTGAACACCTTTGTGCAGAATGGGAGTATCAATTAGACTGTCTTACCGATGGTAGTAAAACTTTAAAAGAGTTTGAGCCATATAAGGATTTAGTTTCTTATAGACCTGAAATAAAGGCCGCTCATGCAAAACTTATAAAAGACGATTTTGAATATGCATATAATGAAGCATTAGAAGTTAAAGAGTGGAACGATCCAGATATTAAAGAAGGCTACGGTCATTTTACACCTAAAATGCGTAAAGAGTATTTAGAGTTTTTTGAAAAAATTAATACTGCATGTGAAACTATCATACAAACAAAAGCAACTACAAGAAAAGCTCGTAAGCCAAGAGCCAGAAGTAAAGATTCAATTATTAAAAAATTAAAATATCAAATTAATGATAGTGAATTAGGAATAGCAAGTATACATCCTACTGAAATTGTAAATGCAAATGAAATTTGGGTATATAATACTAAGACAAGAAAGTTAGGAGTATATCATGCCCACACAAAAGATCCAAGGTCAATGAACCGACCTGGGTCTGGCTTAATGGTTAAAGGAACTACTATACAAGATTTTGATGAAGATCTAAGTTTACAAAAAACTTTGCGTAAACCTAAAGAACAAATTACAAATTGGACAGGAAAAGCAAAAACTAAGTTCTCAAAGTCCTTTGACGAACTTACTACTACTGGTATAAAAATGAACGGTAGAATAAACGAGAATACTATCATATTAAAGGCCTTTTAATAAGGAAAACGATAAATAGTAGTATGGCAATAGATACAATAGGATATAGTAGTAGAGAAGATCTCATACGTGAGTTACAACTTCGTTTGGCTGATGGCATAGTAGATGTTGAGTTGGACAGAGAACACTACGACATAGCAATTAACAAAGCTCTAAGTACATATAGACAGTTAAGTGCTGGTAGTGTTGAAGAGAGTATTATCTTTATCGAAACTGTTGACGGGCAAACTGACTACACTTTACCAGATGAAGTAATGGAAGTTAGGCGTATATATCGTAGAGGTATAGGAACTAATAGTGGTGGCGGTACCAACTTTGATCCGTTTGATGTAGCATTTAACAATATGTATATGTTACAAGCAGGACAAATAGGTGGACTAGCAGTATTTGATGCATTTGCACAATACAAAGAAACTATTGGCCGTGTCTTTGGTAGTGAGTATAATTTTATTTGGAACAGAAATACTAAAAATTTAAAAATTATGCGTAATATTAGACACGAAGAAGATATTGCTGTAGGTGTATATAATTTTATACCTGAAAGTATCTTGCTTAAAGATGTGGGAGCCAATCCTTGGTTAGCCGCATACTCCCTTGCACAATCTAAACTTATGTTAGGAGAAGCAAGAAGTAAATACACATCAGGATTACCTGGAGCCGGTGGAGCCATTACACTTAATGGTGACGCTCTAAAGGCAGAAGGACAACAAGAAGTTGAGTCGTTAAGAGAACGATTACATAACTTTGAAGAAGGTAATACCCCTCTAGGATTTGTGATAGGCTAATGTTAATAGGAATAACCGGTTTTATAGGCAGTGGCAAAGATACAGTAGCCAATATGTTTGTAGAACGTGGTTGTGTTCATGACAGTTTTGCCGCCCCCCTTAAAGATTTATGTTCCAGCATTTTTGGTTGGGATAGATCTATGCTAGAAGGTGATACAACAGAAAGCAGAGATTTCAGAGAAACACCTGATGTATTTTGGACTAAAAAATTAGGTGTGCCAAATTTTACTCCCAGACTAGCATTGCAATTATTAGGTACAGAAGTACTTAGAAATCATTTTGACCAAGATATTTGGTTAAACAGTTTGGAATACAGAATAAGAAAACAAATAGAAAACACACCATGTACTGTTATAAGTGACGCCAGATTCAGAAATGAACTGGATTTAATTAAAGACATGGGTGGAGTTGTTATCTGGGTACAACGTGGAGAACTTCCTGAATGGTTTGGAACAGCAAGTCAGGCACACGATAACGTTGTTAGCAGAAAGATAATGACAACCAAATACAGAGATGTTCATGAAAGTGAATGGAATTGGGCAGGCTACCCAGTTGATTACATTATTAAAAATAATGGAACCCTCGAAGATCTAGCCAAGCAAGTAGAAGACATTAGAGACTGGAAAACAGGCGAGTTTAAGCAGACACTTAAATTAATATAATACAGCCTAATACAGCCTAATATCCGTAAATACACTAAAATACGCAAATCTGATAAATACTATTACTATATTATTAGTACTAATATAAATTAAGGAGAACAACATGGCAACATTAATTAGCCCTGGTGTTAGTATAAGTGTATCAGACGAATCGTTTTACGCGGCCGCTGGTGCAGGATCAGTCCCATTAATTGTGATTGCAACTGCACAAGACAAAAAGGCCCCAGACGGAACATCTACAGCCGCATATACCACATCAGCAACAGCCGGTAAGTTGTATCAAATCACTTCACAAAGAGAATTACTACAGAACTTTGGTAATCCAGTCTTTAAAACAAGTGGTTCTACACCTTTACATGGCGCAGAACAAAATGAATATGGTCTAATGGCCGCTTACAGTTTCTTAGGTATCGCAAACAGAGCCTATGTACTTAGAGCAGACATTGACCTTGATGAACTTTCAGCAAGTTCAACAGCACCTACAAAAGCACCAGCCAACGGAGCCTATTGGTTAGACACTAGTTTAACTTCATGGGGTCTTAAAAGGTATGAGAGCTCAGCATGGGTGTTAAAAACAGTTAAAAAACCTGGTGCGTCAGAAGTTGACGGCAATGGTGACCCAAAAGCGGCTTTCGGCGTAACGGGTGACTTTTGTGTATCTTACTACACTAGCACAGGTGCAACAAAGTCTACTATTGACTTTTACGAAAAAATAGCAAATGCATGGTACAAGATCGGTTCAAGTAATTGGTCAAGTGCTGTAAGTGGCTCAGCAGGTGATTTTCAGTTTGCAAGCCATTTAGCAATACCTACAACAAAATCAGGTGGTGGTGCTTTATCAACAGGTGATATTTTCTTACAAGAAACAACACCTAACAATGGTTCAAACATTGTTGTTAAAGAATATTCAACTACTACTAGTGCTTTTGCAGTAGAGAATATTGTAGCAGAAGAAGATTCAAACGTTGTATATGCAAATACATACCCATCTCCAGCAGTTGGTGATTTATGGGCAGACGGCGGTTCAGAAGCATCATTTACATTGAAAAGACATAACGGAAGTGCTACACTTTCAGTTGCAAGTTCAAGTGCTGTAGCAGACGGACAAAACTTTACAGCACATGCTAATAAAGTATCTATTAACATCAGCATTAATGGTGCAACAGATATTCCAGTTACATTTGCAGGTGCAGACGTGTCTTCAGTATCAGTAGATGATATAGTTGCAAGTATTAATGGGGCAACAGGATTTAGTGCCACAACAGCAGTTGCAAGTAATGTAGCAGGTAAAGTTACAATTACAACTTCAGACGGTAAAGATATTGCTCTTGCGGCAGGTAATGTTTCAGGTTATACACCAGCAGACATTAATATTGCAGTAGGAACATACAGTAACTTTAAATCATTAAGTTATGAAGCATCTGACAACGCAATTACAGGACCAGCAGTACAAGGAACATTATGGTATGATAATAATGTTGCTAATACAAATATTGATTTACTATATCAAAATGCAGGTACATGGGCAACTTATTCGAATGACGCTCAGTTTAGTGCTTCAGCACCAACATTACAAAGTGATGGCGCAAGTAGTTTAGTAGACGGTGATATTTGGATCGATAGTAGCGATTTAGAAAACTTCCCTAAAATCTATAAGAGAGCAAGTTCTGTTTGGGTATTAGTAGATAATGCAGACCAAGTTACCAGCGATGGTATCTTATTTGGTGACTTTAGAGCAAGTTCAAGTGGTGCTTTGTTAAGTACTGCTAATGGACTTCCTAATGCGGCATTATATCCTGTTAATATGTTAGCATGGAATAAAATGGCTTCAGTAGGTAATGTTAAGCAATACGACGCAACAAGCGGTTTATGGAAAGATTATTCAGGTAATAAAACTGATGGTTCACCATATATGCTGAGAAAAGCACAACGTAAAGTAGTTGTAAGAGCAATGCAATCACAACTAGTGGCTAACCAAGAAATCCTAAATGAGACAAACAGATTTAATATTTGTTCTACTCCAGGATATGCAGAATGTTTAGACGAAATGTTGGCTTTAAGTGTTAATAGAAAAGATACAGTATTTTGTGTTGCAGATGCTCCAATGAGATTATCAGCAGATGCTACAAGCACACAAAACTGGGCTACTAATGTCGGCAATGCGACAGAGAACGGAGAAGACGGACTTATTAGTGCATCTTCACAAGCGGCTGTTTACTACCCACATGGTTTATCAACAAACCTAGACGGTACAACAGTTATGGTTCCTGCTTCACATATGGCATTAAGAACTATTGCATTTAATGACTCAGTTGCTTTCCCTTGGTTTGCACCAGCAGGTTTCCAAAGAGGTGTTGTTAATAATGCAACGTCTACAGGTTACCTTGATGCAACTACTGGAGAATTCCAAGCAGTTAGTTTAAGTGAAGGACAAAGAGATAGTCTTTACCTTAACAAAATTAACCCAATTGGTAACTTCCCAGGAAGAGGAATTGCAGTATTTGGACAGAAAACACTTAACTCAGTATCAAGTGCATTGGACAGAGTTAATGTTTCAAGATTGGTTATTTACATCAGAGAACAACTTGATGATGCAGTAAAACCATTCTTGTTTGAACCAAATGATGAGGTTACAAGAGCAAATGCTAAAGTAGTTGTAGACAGATTGTTAGCTCAATTAGTACAACAACGTGGATTATTTGACTTTGTTACAGTTTGTGACACAACAAATAATACTGCGGCTAGAATCGATAGAAACGAACTATACATTGATATTGCTGTACAACCAGTGAAAGCAGTAGAGTTTATTTACATACCGATCAGAATCCAGAACACATTGGGTTCAACAGCATCATAAGTTTTTAAAACTTTTAAAAAGGGCAGTTTTACTGCCCTTTTTTTATGACTAAAAGGCTTGACAATATCTAATTATTTGCTATAATATATGTATAGTTTAAATAAAAAGGTAGGAGTTTTTATGCAATATAACATATATCAAATCAAAGTTACAGATGAGATTCATGACTTTGTAAATTCAAACGAAGGCGGACACACAGGAGCCGCTAAAAAATATCCACTATATCATGCAAAAATGGAAACTATGCATGGCAGAGGCGATGACAGAAAAATAGATTTTAAGGCAGAGTTTTTCTCACACTATACTAAAGTATGTGAAGTAGATGGCAGATATAATGGACTTTCAAGTGGTGATATGGACTACACTATCAAAAGTAAAAATGAAGTATTTGGTGTTCTTAATCAACAATACTTAGATGAAGATACTGGTGAAGATGTTGTTTTTGATAGTCATGTATCAGGATTTGTAATGAAAACTATTACTAGAAAAGATGGTGAGCAAGTTACATATAGAGATATGCATTCACTTTCAGTAGGTGATATTATTGCTGAGCAACCACAAGTAGGTTATGAAGTAATGGAAATTGAAGATATTATTCCTAATACAAGATACTTTATTGTAGAAAATTATGGTTTTACAGACATTACTGCTATTATAGAGAGCGGAGATGTTGCTATAAACAGAATAAAAGAGTCAGCATAGGGGTAAAAAAGCATCAAAAGGGCATTTAATTGCCCTTTTTTTGTGATTAAATTAAAACACTTGTTAATTATTTTCTGCTAGAAATGATAAATATTTGCATATAATTTAGTTCTAGGAGAACAATATGGCAGTATCAAGTGCAACAAACGAAACCAAAAGTAAGTTTGGAGTTCCGGTAACGGGTGCAACTGGTTCCGGTATTTTAATGCCGAAACTGAAGTATAGATTTAGGGTTAGTTTTTTAAACAACTTTGGTGGACAGCCAGAGGCAAAAATATTGACTCAGAATGTACAGAACGTTACTAGACCGAAAATTACTTATGAAGAAATAATTATTGATAGTTATAACTCAAGAAGTTACCTACAAGGTAAACATGCTTGGGAACAAATTACTGTAACAGTAAGGGACGATATAACTAACCAAGTAGCCAAGTCAGTTGGATCACAAGTCCAAAGACAGGTTAACCACTTCCAACAAACTACTCCAGCATCAGGTTCAGATTATAAATTTGACATGCAAATTGAAGTATTGGATGGTGTTAATGCAGGTGCTACAGAGGTTTGGTTCCTTGAAGGATGTTTTTTAACAAACGTAGACTACAGTGATGGCGACTATGCTACAGGAGAGCAAGTAACAGTTACTATGCAGGTACGTTACGATAACGCAACTCACTATGAAGGTGATAACGATATTAACGGAAGAACAGTAGCAGGAAACCCATTCCCAGAAACAGTAAGCACCGGTTCAACAATCGGAGTTTAACGGCTTAACTTGAGGTGGCTCTGGTATGAATTTTCTTAAATTTTTAGGTAAAAACACTAAAGATAAATTCTACGCCAGAGACTTCCGTAATAATTACAGATTTAGACCTGACGTCAATCCACCACGTATCAAATTTGAAGGATATGTGAACTTTGTTTTTAACAGAGATTTGGCGTCTTTTCTAGATATGGAAAATCATACATTTAAAACAAACATTTCTAGTTTAGTAAGAAGAGCAAAATTGCCTTCTGTAACATTCAAAAACTTAGTAAAAAATCAATACAACAAAAAGAAAATTGTAACAACAGGAGTTGAATATGCACCTGTGGAGATTGCTGTATTTGATACACTAAACAACGAATGGTTACAAGTATTGATGAGATATTTTTCTTATCTATATATGAATCCACGTAATAGAAATGCTACAGGCGATAGAGATATTAAAGTTAATACAGACTCTGCATTAGAAAATCCAAGTTCATCATTTGGTGGAACAAGTTTTAAAAGTGGGGAAGCAGGACTAAATTTACAACGAACAAAACAATTTTTTGAGCGTATAGATATAATTATGTATCATGGTGGAAAAGGTGTACAATATAGTATGACAAATCCACTTATTAATAGTTTTGATTTTGGTGATATAGATTATGGTAGTAATGAATTTGTAGAGTTTACGATACAATGTGATTATGAAAACTTTACTACATTTGATATTGCAAACTTTGATCTTTCTGGAGTAGATTTAGATAGATTTGAGAATGTGTTAGATCTAAAATTTGCTAGTGACGAAGTACTTGTTAAACCATTAGGTATTATTGACGATGGTACTGACATGGAATTCCTTGGGAATCATGACGGTAAGTTTGGTACTAGAGGAAGAACATTACAACCACAAACTCCAGAAAAGAAAGAAGAAGTTAAACCACCAAAATCAGATGATGCAAGTAGTGAAGGCGACGAAACTAAGAAAAAGGCTGGCGGAACTAAGCCAACGCCAAGTACATATGATGTAATTGATTTACCACTATCTCAAAATCCAAATGAGTTCCCAGGTAAATCATTGTTAAGCACGGCTATTTTAGCCAAACTTACTGGTAATCATGTTGGAGATGCAGTACAAAACTATGTACTCAGTGTAGCAGAAAGAGAACTTCTAAAAAAAGAAGCAAACACAGAACCTGCTCCAGTTAAACCACCTAAGGATGGAGCACCTTCATAATGTCAACATCTATATATAATACTTTTGGTAATGAAGTTTCGTATAAAGTTGTTAAAGATACTTTAGTTGCATATATTGATAATGCAAGTGTAAAATTTCCATTACCAGAAGCAAGTTCAGAAATACTGGCAGAAATTGCCGCACCTAAAGATACGCCAATAGATCCAAGTACACTTTCAGTTGTAGAAACAAAATTACAAGCAATAGGTTTCAAAAAATCTAATGCCAAAGCAATGGCAAGAGTTTTAATTAAAGTTGCAGAAGTACAAGGATTACATCCTACAACATATTTTGAAATGAATCAGGATTCCTTAAAATTGACTGTAGATGCTTATGCGGCTATAAATTCTTTTAGACCCGCAGGTAATAAAATAGATTTAAAAACACCAACATTAAACTCACGTAGCAAAATATCAGCACTCATTAAGCCATAAATAGTACTATGGCAACTAAATTCGCAAAAGGCAAATACGAAATTGTAAACGGATCTAAATTTGTAGGTGGAAAATTACCTACCTATAGAAGTAGTTGGGAGTTAGCATTCATGAGAATGTGCGATAATCATCCCAATATTACAAAATGGGCAAGTGAAAACGTAAAGATACCTTACAGAAGTCCTGTTGATGGAAAGTATCACAACTATGTTCCAGACTTTATGGTGCAATACACAGATAAAGATGGTGCTCAACATGTTGAGCTTATCGAAATTAAGCCTGCTAACCAAACCACATTGGAAAATGCTAGGACTCAGGGACAGCAAATACAAACACATCTCAACGCCGCTAAATGGACAGCGGCTCAAGAGTGGTGTAAACGTAAAGGTATTCGTTTTAAAGTAATAAACGAAGATCAAATCTTTAGAAATAATAAACCTCGTAAGGCTAAAAAACGAGTTGCTAAAAAACGTAAGTAATAAATACTAATATGACAAGAAAACTTGAAGAAGAGTTTAACTTACCTCCTATAGAGGAAGTGACAGATACGGAAAATGTTCCTACAGTAGCAGAAACTCAGGAAGTAATTGAGGAAACTCAAGGTGCTTTAAGTGTCAGTGAAAAAATTAATCTAGCATTTAAGGAAATTAAAGGCCTAGAAGATCACGAAGTTGAAATGAATGACATAGCCAAAAAGGCTATAAACAGTTATGAGCAACTAATGAGCCTAGGTATGAATGTTAGTGATATGGCGGCTGGTAAAGTATTTGCAGAGGCAAGTAATATGTTAAAGATAGCCTTAGATGCCAGTGATGCCAAGACAAAAGCCAAATTACAGCAAATAGATTTAATGCTCAAGAAGGCAAGAATCGATAAATTTGATAATAAAGGTACTGAAGCAGAGTCGGTTCAGGCTACAGTTTTTGATAGAAATGATTTACTCAAAATCATAAAAGGCGGAGGTGGAGACAGTTAATTTTGTCATATCTACCCATCTGCCTTCCTTAAAAACCACAAGATTACCATAATTATCTAAAGTATATTCTCCCTCTACAGGGTTTTGTGGTTCTCTTACTCGTATGTTTGTGTCTTTTGTCATGTTTTTATTTAGCAGAAAAAATCAGAAAGTGATAAATAAGTGTTATAACGGAGTTATTAATATGGAACTTAAAAATTACATAGCAGAATCATTAGATAAAGAACATGGTTACAGAATCAAGTTTGCCGCAGATTGCGGTGCAGACCATATGGATATGCTAGAAAAATGTTTAGCCAAATACAATTTAGTTAGTGCTACACCATTCAAGAGAACACCTATTGAAGAGAATCCAATGGAGTTCTACAGAGCTAAAGGTACAACATGTACTTCAGAAGTATGCAGTACAGATGTTATACTAAAATATCCAGTCAACGAAAGAATACTAGAAGTATGGTGTGCTGTAAACTTAGGTTTAGATCATGAAAGAGTATTAGCATATAATGTTAAAGACCCTAGAAGAATAGAGTCTGAAATGGCAGAAGAAAAAGCAAAAGCAGATGTTGAAAGACAAGTAAGCGAAGAAGATGCAGTACTTAATGATGAAGACCAAGCACATTACGAAAAGCAAAATGAAGAAATAGATTTTGCTAAATCACACTTTGGTGAAGAATATAATAAAGAATTCTTGAAAGCTCTTGAACAAATTAAAAAAGACAAAGGCGCAGATTACTTCCGTAGTTATCCAGACAAAGATCAGTTAATGGGTAAAGACTTAGAAGAACTTGGTGCTCAAATACACGGTATGCCTAACATGGGTAGAGGAACAGAGAGCCAGAAACAGGTTGCTAATCATAGCCAATCTCTCAAAGGTATAGTGTAATGAATTTAAGGGATATGCTAAATGATATTGCTGAGGCAAGTCCAATGGGATATGATGATCCTAAGACTGCCGAAAAACCAGCAATAGCACCTAAAGTTCCTAAGCAAACACAAGGTGCAGAACGTTCGGCAAAGGCTCAAGACCAAAGAGCAAATGAGTTTAATCACGGTGAATTTAATAAATTCATGATGAAGAATCATCCAAAAGTAACTTTTGGCATGTTAGGTATAGGAAGTAATCTTATAAAATATCAGAATGAATATTTAAAATCTATTAAGACAGGTGGCGTAGCAGAAAGTATAGATTTAAATGAATTTGCACCTTCATCAAATATGGAAGTTCCTATAAACGTTTTATCTAATGTAATGGGCGATGACACCGATGTTAATTTAATGAGACAAGCATTAAGACAGATTAACAACGAAAGAGGTATAAACAAAAGATTTATGCCTGCTCTAAAACAATTTTTATCACCATATCTAACAATTTTAAGCTCAGGCTTTACAGGGTATAATCAGATTATGGCCCTACAAAAAGCACTAGCACAAAAAACTGGAGAACCTGTACCAGCAGAACCTGGCATGGAACCAGAAAATATACCAGAACCTTCTGAAGAAGAAATACTACAGTATGGTAATGAAGTAAATATGCCTACAGTAACTGATCAACAAAAACAAGAGGTTGCTGATATGATTAAAAAGGCACAGGCTGGAACACTAGCAAAGGATAAAGAGGCTGAAAAGGAGAAAGAAACAATGACGGCAAGTAAATACTCAGAAGGCGTAGATGAATTAAAACGTTTAGCAGAAATTGTAGAAGCAATGAGCGATGCTTACGGCGAGGACCAAATGGTTGCTCCTGTAGAACTTAATCCAGAAAGTCCAGAACAAGTTGAAGGCTCAGTAGAGTTTAAACAACATAAAAATACTGACAAGGGTTCAGTTAGTGTTGAAGCAAGTGGCGAAACAATGCAAGACTTAGCAGATGTACTTAAACTTGCAGGCCTTACTTTACCACAAGACATGCATAAAGACGAACCAGAAGCACATGATGAACCAGAAGCAGAAATGCCATGTGATTCAGAAGAACCTAAAGATGATAAAGTAATGGTTGTGTCTCCAAAAGATGCAAGTTACTCTACAGACAAAGAAGTTTTAGTAAATTACCTCAAAGACAAACTTAAAAAAAGCATATCCTAAACCCTATACTATATAAATAGTAGTATGGCAAGAGGAACAGCAGACACCAGTCTGGTTAAACAAGGCTACAGTAAAGTAGCATATACACCAGATACTATAGAAGACTTTAAGAACTGTGCTAACGCAGAAACAGGTCCTCTGTATTTTATGGTAAATCATGTAAAAATACAACATCCTACAAAAGGCGGAATAGACTTTGAACCTTTTGAATATCAGTTAGAATTAATCCACAATTATAATAATTTCAGATACAGTATTAACATGCTGGGCAGACAGATGGGTAAAACTACTGTGGCGGCAGGATACTTATTGTGGTATGCTATGTTTAGGCCAGACAGTACTATATTAGTTGCGGCTCATAAACAAGCAGGTGCCCAGGAAATTATGCAACGTATTCGTTATGCATACGAAAGTGTGCCAGATCATATCAGAGCAGGTGTTACAGAGTATAATAAAGGTAGCATAAGTTTTGATAACGGTAGCAGAATAGTAGCAAGTACAACAACAGAAAACACTGGTAGGGGTATGTCACTTACTTTAGTTTACTTGGACGAGTTTGCTTTTGTGCCTCCCAGAATTGCTAGTGAATTTTGGACAGCATTATCTCCTACACTAGCAACAGGTGGTAAATGTATAATTACAAGTACGCCTAATAGTGACGAAGATACTTTTGCTATGATTTGGGGTCAAGCAAATAAATTATTTGACGCCCATGGAAACGAGCAGGAGTTGGGTGTAAACGGATTTAAGCCTATGTTAGCAACTTGGGATCAGCACCCAGATAGAGATCCTGTTTGGGCTACAGAAGAACGAGGCAGGATAGGAGAAGAACGTTTTAGACGTGAGCATGAATGTGAATTCATTATATATGATGAAACACTTAT